CACAGACCCCCGTTCTTACGAAACATCTGCCGAGCATGGTTGGTTACATTGCGGACCAGCTGGAGCAGGTCATTTTGTAAAGATGGTTCACAATGGCATTGAGTATGGTATCATGCAAGCATATGCCGAAGGGTTTAACATTCTACACGAAGCTAATGCAGGTTCCCAGTATGTCAAAGAGGGAGACGCTGAAGTCGCCCCAATGGATTGCCCAGAAGACTATTGCTATGACATTGATGTGTCTGAGGTGGCTGAGCTTTGGCGTCGTGGTAGCGTGGTTGGTTCTTGGTTGCTTGATCTTACCGCTAATGTATTACGGGGCGATAGAGAGCTTGGCAAATACGATGGTGGAGTATCAGACAGTGGTGAGGGTCGTTGGACGGTTCACGCTGCTGTGGATCTTGGCGTACCCGCTCCTGTCATCTCTGGTGCGTTGTGGGCACGCTTTGAGTCGCGCCGTCTGGGTGCTTTCACTGCCAAGGTTCTAAACGGAATGAGAGCGATGTTCGGAGGACATGATGTTAGGTGACTTCTTATTATGGATTGCCGCGCCCTTTGTATGTGCCACCCTCGCATTTGGACGACTTAAAGGTGAAAATGACTATTACGAATCAGATGACTATGACGGAAATGGAACCGCTCACTAAAGGAATTGTTATCTTCGGTGCAACGGGAGACCTATGTAAGAAGAAACTAATTCCTGCATTATATAAACTCTGGGAGAAAGATCTTCTTCCAGAGAATTTTGTAATTACTGGTTGTTCTAGGAGAGATCCTGGACCACAAGCATGGAAAGAATCTCTTGGCGATTATCCCGATGAATTTCTACATCATTTAGATTATATCTCTGCAGATCTAGACAATGTTGATACTCTCCGTCACCTTCCTGATTACCTTCACGATAATACTTACTTCTTATCTGTTCCCCCAGAAAGGTATGCTAACGCAATTGTCAATCTTAAAGAGGCGGGTCTCCTTGATGATGCCGACCACTCCCGCGTGGTTATTGAGAAACCCTTTGGGCACGATTATAAATCTGCTGATTATCTACAGTCTGTGGTTGAGCGACATCTACGCGAAAAACAAGTTTATCGCATTGACCATTATCTTGGCAAAGATACTGTTAATAACATACTTGCTACTAGGTTTAGTAATATTCTGTTGGAACCACTTTGGAATCGTCAGTACATAGAAGAGGTTCAAATCTTTGCAACTGAAACTATTGGTTGTGAAGGACGTGCTCAATATTATGAGACTGCTGGTGCTGTAAGGGATATGCTACAAAATCATATTCTACAAGTGCTTGCATTGATTGCTATGGAAGCACCCTGTCGCATGAATGCTAGGGAACTCAGACGTGAGAAGACAAAAGTGCTTGCCGCAACTAGTCTAGGTACAAATCTAATTTTAGGACAATACGATGGCTACCGTAACGAAGAGGGCGTTGATCCTCGCAGTGGTACTCCTACCTATTTTGCTGGGTCTCTATTCATCAATAACTGGCGTTGGGAGGGAGTTCCTTTTAACGTCATGACAGGAAAGAATATGCCTTACCAATGTGTAGAGGTAGTAATCAAACTCAAAGCACCACCGCTAAAACTCTATGATGGAGAAGTTAACGATCGTATTGTCATGCGTCTTCAGCCTAATCCTCATCTTGATATCCGTATGGACATTAAATCTCCTGGGCTTAATGATGATCTTGAACTCGCTACACTCACCCACGACTATCCACAGGATAGAGCAATAGATGGATATGAAAAATTGCTTTATGATGCCATCAATGGTGATCAATCGCATTTTGTTCATGCAGAAGAAGTAATGGAATCATGGAGGATCGTAGATGATCTTCTATGCACGGGTGAAAAATGTCCAGTTCGCACAGTTCCTTTCCTATACATGCCTGGTAACTGGGGACCATCACACAAGACTCAGTTTATAACAGATTGGGATTATCCAGAATGACACACGTTCAACTGTTTGTCAGATCAGTAATGCAAACCCCTTGGTGCCTTGGCGTCATGGGGTTCTTTCTTGTGTTCGTTCCTATCATTGGAATGCATCTTGTCCATAAATATGGATGGGAACACTGGGAACCTTTTAGTCGTGAATCTCATACTAAGACCTCTAAATGATGTTAATGATGTTACCTGGAGTATCATCATTAGTTTGATCCTATTGCTTGCTGGTGTTGGTTATTACATATACACTATTATGCAAGTTGCTTTCAAAGAACTGGAGGAAGATGGAAAGTAAAGACGAGTGGGGATGTCACTTAGACCTGAGCATTGATGACATTCGTGCATTATATTCAGTAATTGACTACGCTCTTCAAACATGGCCAGGTGCTCCTGCCAGACCTGTAGAGGAGCAAGAGTATCTTCATTTTATGAAGAAGCAATTGTTTGCAATGATAGCTGACTACACCTTTACACACGTAGAATAAATCTTAACTATTCGTTACACTATTTTTTACTACATAGCGGTATAATATAATTGTAGCTGAGTGTAACAACTATGCTTGGACTTTACCTAGTAGTCGCGATCGTTATTCTCTGCGTAGCATACGCAGGTGTAGAAGAAACGATGCGATTATTTGCGTATCTAGATCTTCAGTTGCGCTATGGATGGGTTAGGTTTAGGATGTATCTCATGCGTCGTAAGTTAGAACAACAACTTATTAAAGACCTACCCGAATACAACAAACTCATTAAGGAACTCAAAAAAGATGACCGAGGAGAATAGAGAATTTTCAGATTTTAAACTAGACCGACAAGAATGTGAGAAATGCCAAGCGGTATGGATCAATGGTCAACATGTCTGGCGTGGCACTGGCAATACATCTGACTCTAGTGAGCTTGACCTTGCTGGTCTTGTTTGTAACAAACTAGGTGATCATAGATGTATCAATCCAATGAAAGGAAAAGAAGGTGGTCAAACCTGGGAGTATCGTGCTGGTTTCATTGATGGCATGATCTCTGAGAAGAAGAAAAATATGGAAGATATGAGAGATAAATTTGGCGACCTCTAAATACTAGTGGTGAACTAATGTTTTATTGTGTCAAGTAATGATGTCTACTTGGGGAACCCGAACCTGAAAAAGGCGGGAACCCCAATGCAATTTACGCAAGAACAGATCAACGAATGGATCAAGTGTAAGAATGATCCGATCTACTTTGCGATGAATTATATCAAGATCATCTCGCTGGATGAGGGTTTGGTTCCCTTTAGCATGTATGATTTTCAAAAAGAAATTTTAAGAGACTTTCACAACAACAGGTTTAACATTGCAAAACTTCCTAGACAGACTGGTAAGTCAACTACGGTCGTCGCCTATCTATTATACTATGCTATCTTTTACGATAGCGTTAATATTGGTATCCTTGCTAACAAAGCTTCCACCGCTAGGGAGCTACTAGGAAGGTTACAACTTGCTTATGAGAACTTGCCCAAATGGATGCAGCATGGTATCCTAGTGTGGAATAAAGGTAATGTTGAACTTGAAAACGGATCAAAGATTCTGGCTGCTTCTACGTCTGCAAGTGCTGTCCGAGGTATGTCCTTTAATATCCTCTTTCTTGACGAGTTCGCGTTCGTCCCGAATCACGTTGCTGAGCAATTCTTTGCCTCTGTTTATCCTACTATTACGTCTGGTAAATCAACAAAGGTAATTATCATTTCCACGCCTAACGGCATGAATCACTTCTACAAGATGTGGGAGGATGCTAGGAGAGGCAAGAATGATTATGTTACAAATGAAGTACATTGGTCTCAAGTTCCTGGTAGGGATACTAAATGGAAAGAGGAGACAATCAAGAACACGTCACCGCGACAGTTTGCTCAAGAGTTTGAGTGTGACTTTCTTGGTTCTGCTGACACATTGATTAGTCCAGCAAAGCTCCAGACTATTCCATTCCATGATCCCATAGCAAGTAATGCAGGACTTGACGTTTACACGAGAGCAGAAAAAGATCACGAATATATTATTACTGTTGACGTTGCCAGAGGTATCGGTGGCGACTACAGTGCTTTTATCGTGTTTGATATCACCACGGTGCCGTATCAGATCGTTGCGAAGTACAGAAATAATGAGATTAAACCTGTTCTGTTTCCCTCGGTAATTTTTCAGGTAGCGAAAGAATATAATAATCCATACATCTTAGTAGAGGTAAACGACATTGGAGATTCTATTGCTGCTACTCTTAACTACGATCTTGAGTACCCTAACGTCCTTATGTGTGCTATGCGTGGTAGGGCAGGTCAAATCGTCGGACAAGGATTCTCAGGAAACAAAACACAATTAGGTGTTAAGATGAGCGTGACCGTAAAGAAGATTGGTTGCGCTAACCTCAAAGCAATTATTGAGGAAGACAAGTTATTGTTCAATGACTTCCAGATCTTCCAAGAACTTACTACGTTTGTGCAGAAGAAACAAGCGTGGGAAGCAGACGAAGGTTATCATGATGACCTTGTAATGTGTATGGTTCTCTTTGCATGGTTAGTCATGCAAGATTACTTTAGAGAAATGACGGATCAAGATATCCGAAGGAGAATTTATGAAGAACAAAAGAATCAAATTGAGCAAGACATGGCTCCTTTTGGGTTTATTGATGACGGTCTGGGTGATGATACCTTCGTGGACGGGGACGGCACCGTTTGGGAGTATGGAACGACACAGGAAGAAGTATCCTACATGTGGAACTACTGATGAATATAGAGGATCAATTCTCACTAGACCATCTGATATTTACCGAAAGGAAATGTAGAACCTGTGGTGTAACTAAAGAATTGATGAATGATTTCTATAAGATTAGAAAAAACCGAACCACTCCGTCAGCATATTCATACGAATGTAAAGACTGTACGAAGAAAAGAGTACTGAAAAGTAGAAAAACTGACAGTCAAAGATGGGAGTATCCAGACTGGTAGTAGGTTCATGCATCGTTTCCCCTCTGAAGAAACCCTTTTGGATAAATAATTTCAGGTAAAATCGGAATTTCTAAGGAGATAAAAGATGGCAAGTCAAGTCTCGCCTGGTGTTATTTTAAGAGAACGCGACCTAACTAATGTCACCATTGTAGGAAGCTCAACTCTAACAGCAGCTTTAGCATCATCCTTCCAAAAAGGACCTATCGGAGAAGTCACTTCAATTTCTTCATTGAAGGAATTGACTGAAGTATTCGGTACTCCTTCGGATGCAAATGCAGAAGACTGGCTCGTTGCAGCTGAGTTCCTAGGATACGGTGGTAGACTAGCAGTAGTTCGTGCAGAAACTGGCGTTCTTAATGCAACAGCAGATGGTTCAGCAGTTCTAATCAGAAACGAATCTGATTTTGAAGCTGGTGTTGGTGGAGCAGAAGCTTTCGCTGCAAGAACAGCAGGTACATGGGGTAACTCACTCAAGGTTGTAGCAGTTGACCGTGGTGCTGACCAGATTC